TCCATTTACATATCCAAGTCCAATTCCCGCTGGATTTGTACTATTGTATTCTACGTAAACGCATGAAGTAACAGCCTCTGCTGTTTCAACATTATCGGCAACAATGATATTAATTACTTTATCTTCTGATATTACTGCATAATTTGGCATTTGATTTCCTATTTTTTAGTAGTAAATTAAAACGCAACCGTTGCCGCCGTTGCCACCTATTGCTCCACCGCCAGAGCCACCTCCACCACCAGAACCACCATTTAGTCCTGAACCATTGGCAAGGATTCCTGCACCTCCACCACCAGCAGATGTTTTGCTCCAATAAGTAGATGCACCACCTGCCCCTACTGAGCCGTCTGCGGTGCAGCCAGCACCACCACCAGGACCAAAATATCCAGTTCCCCCAGCGCCGCCATTAAATCCTCCAGCACCATTTGTTTGTGTAGAAGTTGAATTACCAATAGCACCTACAAAATAATTGTATTGGTATGAAATTGCGGGTGTTCCATAGCCTCCGCCACCTGCTGCTCCGCTATAACTTCCTGCTTGTCCAGGATAACTAGTACCGTAGTTTCCTGCCAAGCCACCACCACCGCCTCCAACATAATATGGTCCGTAAGTTGTAGTTCCTCCGCCACCTGCTCCGTATTCAGAACCTGCGCCTCCGCCACCAATTGTGCAATATTTACTTGGGTAACTCCATCCCCACATTATTCCGCCACCACCTGCGCCCGTACCACCGACAGATGAAAGAAGACCACCACCACCTCCACCGCCACCAACTAACACAACAAACACTTGAGTTACAGAGGCTGGGTATGTCAATGAAGTAGAAGATGAGGTGATAGTTTGCTGTAAACTAAGTCCAGCAGGAGCAATAGGTGAAGTAGGAAATAATCCTAATCCTGTTGTACTACCGCTGACTGGTACTGGAAATACTGATTGTCCCATTATGCTACCTCGACTCCGCTAATATGAAAATTAACTGTAGTTGCTGATGCTCCACCCTTAATTGTTTTTGGTGTTGCGTTAGCAGCGAGTACTTGCTTCATATCAAACATTGCTGTTGAGTTTGCGGCAATCGCTGTTGTAGTAAAGAGGTCAGTATTGTCTAAGGTCAACGTAAAGGTATAAGCAGAACTACCAGTGTTTGTGACAACGATATTAGTCACAACGGTTGTTGTGGTTGTGGTTGGCACTGTGTACAACGTGGTAGTTGTTGTGGTTGTTGCCGCTCCACGAAAGAGCGTCTTTGATGTTACAGCCATTAGTTACTGTATCCTTTTCCTAGAGTGCTTGCATAACTTGGTTAATAATGTCATCATTGCCCCAACGGACGCCTGATGTTTGAGAAGAATCTGCGATAAGTGAAGCGCCATTTCCTCCAACGGTTACGTTGGTAACCACGTTATCGCCAGTAGCAACGAGTAAATCGCCCTTAGCGTTTACCAGAGTCTGGTCGATAGCGTTAGTAATTGTAAATGGTGAGAAGGTAAGAACTTCTACGATGTCGGATGCCACTAGAGCAGTAAGTGCCGTAATACTTGTTCCAGAAGACGCCGTGTAGTCAGAGCCACGAACGAGCATCACGCCATTGAGATAGACCTGCTCCATACCAACTGTGTAGGCAAGGACGTTGCCATTAGAGTCAACACCAGAGACTGAAGTCTCTGAACCAGCAGCAACGTACTTATAGCGAGTAAGGGTTGCTACTTGGGACGATGCTGTTGAGATTGACATTAGGCGATTTCACTTCCGAATGCTGAGAATGAGAGTGTCGCTGATGATGCGTAGACACGGATGACGTCTCCTGCAGCGAGTGTGATACCGAGAGTGAGAGCCGTTGAATCTGAGGCCGCAACTGTTGCGCCGTAAACAATCCAGTGCTTTGCAGCGGTTGAACCATCTGCTGCTGGACGGACAGCGATGCGGTATGTTGCTGCAGAGGATGCCTGGTTGCAAATCATAATAGTAGAAATAACTGTAGAGGTCAGCGATGGCGCTGTGTAGAGAGTCTGTTCAGTAGTGGCGCTCGTGTTTAATTGAGCCAAAACTTTATACGTTGTGGTTGCCATAAAACTCCTTATAGGATGGTCTACGTAATTATCCCGTAACTCTTAGATTTGGTGGCGTAAACTAGTTCTCAATCTTAGACAAGTTATTGTAGATAGCCTGCCTATATTCATTTGAAACATCAGGGTCTTCTAACAACTGCTTGAACAGTTCTATTGCTTCATCCTTACGTCCTACCCACCACGCACTCACTGCCTTCTCAAACTCTAGAGAATATAGCCCTGGATAACCTACGGTTTCTGGAAGAGGCGCAAATTCTTTGGCCATAGTCAATCCAAGATGAGACCAGGTGTAGCACTCCTGCCATTGCTTTTCGGCTTCGTAGAATTGGCCGAGTAGGAAGTACGCCTCTGGGCGTGTTGGCTCATAGGCAATGGCTTGTAGGAGGCTATTGCTTACAGAGTGAACACGACCACTCTGGCTGTTAAAGCATTGCGCCATTTTTAAAAGCGCATTATAAGTATAAGTTCTTTCTTCTCTGTATCCGTATTCAACAGCACGTAAGTAGAAGGAGACCTCAGAAGAACTTTGCCCCAAGCGACCGTACTCCTGTGCAACTTGAAAGTTTAACTCAGGGTTAAAGGAGTCCGATGAGAGTCTCTCAATAAGTTCATTCAGCATAAGTCAGCGCCTCTTCCACCATCTCATCAATAACGCCCCCAGGAACTCTGAGAACAAAAGCCGCATTATCTTGCATGCCAAAAGAAACAAGCAAATCATCGTTGTATTTTGCCGCCCCAACACAGAACTCAATGCGACCACCAAGGAAGTTAAAGTTCTTAGGAGATAGACCAATGAGGTTTAATTCATCATCCCAGACTTGTAGCCTGTGATAGTAGACGCCATCCTTCTGCACTAGGTAGTTCTTAAACAACCCGACCTCGTGAGCAAATGAGAGGTAGTACTGGCCCCAACGAATGAGTTGAGAACCTCCTCGCTGGTCACGGGGTGGCTGTACTCCTTGCTTAACGGATACTTGCTCGCACTTGCCATCAACAACTCTGACAACTTCAGCAGGAGATGACCACTTGATAAAGTGAAATGGCTTATCGAGTATGGGCATCCAGTTCTTCTCACAATAAGAATCATCGGCCCCAGGAGTTGGTATGCGTACTCGTGAGACTTCTTTGGCGCTCCAGTTTGTTTTATCTATTGCTAACTTAGATAACTCCATACGGCCTTGACCATTGGTGGTCGTATCTCGTCGCACACCGATAGCGTAGTACTCGCCCTCCCATTGAACTAGGCGACAATCTTCTTCGCCCACAAATTCCCATAGAGGTGGGACATCTAACTCTGATGTGTCAATCTTTGTGAAGTCAGTAATCTGTAAATCAGAATTAAGACGGCAGAGATAGTTAGTAGTAACTAAGCGCAGGTCCTTCTCTGGATGCAGATAAGCAAGAGGCCCCCAACGAGATGGGAACCTCTGCTCGTTCTCTGAGTGATAGAGCGTGTAATTAACATTGCGTAAGATGACAAGTATGTCGCCATCATCATCAATAAAGATGGATGGGTTCATTGCCCCAGTAGTATCGATAACTAATGGGTGTAACTTTCCGCCTTCTTCTACCGCCCTCTGCACCAAATTCATGGTGCTTACTCTACAGTATTGACCAGTGCCGCAATCTCTTCTTCGGTAAGCCCTGCTGCAATAAGTTTCTGGCGTGCTTCTTCTGCTGGGTCAACTTCTACAGGTTCAGGAGCAGTAAAGCGCCCTGTCTCTGCATCGTAAGTCCAACCAATACCCGCTGGATTCTCAGAGGTATACTCAATTAATTCTGCGCCCATAACTCTAGCCGCATCTTCTTTATCATCAGCAACAATTACGTTGCTTACTGTGTTTCCACCCATTACTGCATATGTAGCCATATCTATCTCCTTTTCTTAGTAGTATAAATATACAACGCCGTTACCGCCTGAGCCAGCAGTTCCTAGTGTGGAAGCACCGCCTCCACCGCCTCCGCCTGTACCGCCGTTACCACCATTGTTTGCAGAAGCCGCAGAACCATTTGATGTATAACCTGCTCCATCACCACCACCGCCAAAAGTAATTCCAGATCCTGATGTACCAGCACCGCCTGTGCTAGTGCCGACTGAACCTGATGCTCCTCCGCCTCCACAGATTAGTCCACGACCACCAGCAAGGCTTATTTGCGTTCCTGTTGTTGTGGCTTGTCCGCTACCCCCACCAGTTGAAACACCAGCACCACCAGTTGAACCTGAACCACCACCGCTTGCATAACCAATAGAGTTACCGCCACTAAGAGGTGCGCCTGTATAAGAAACTGTTGCGTTGATTCCGTTTATTGGGCTTGTTGCGCCTGCTGCACCACCACCACCAAAACCATTTTGACCACCTGAGCCGCCGCCAGCCATCACCATTCCGTAGATAGATGAAGTTCCGTTTGCACCAGCACCCGCAGTTGAAGTACCAGTACCGCCAGTTCCAACTGTTACTGAAGTTGAAACATAAGTCCAACCAGCAGAATAACCACCTGCACCGCCTCCACCGCCGCCGCCAGTTGTCTGTGTGCTTCCCGCACCACCACCGCCGATGACGATTGCATAAACTCTATTTATACCTGCGGGAATTGTTACTGATGTTGTACCAGTTGCAGTGATTGTTTGTTGCAGTTTGAGTCCGTAAGGAGTATCAGTAAATGATGAATTGCTATATATAGATGCGCTCATAGTTGCTCCCTAGTAGAAAAGGTAAAGTATTCCTGCGCCGCCTGCGCCAGTAGTATTTCCACTTCCACCGCCGCCGCCACCAAGACCGCCTGCGCCACCAGTTGTTCCTGAACCAGGAGAACCATTGCCTGCTATACCTGCACCACCGCCACCTGCTGCACCAGCGTTTGTTGCAGAAACTCCTGCGCCGCCAGTTGTAGTTGCGCCAGTTAGGATGTTGATTCCGTTGCCTCCATTGCCGCCAATATGAGAACCTGTGGCATTTGCTAAGGCTGAACCTCCACCGCCACCTGCTAAACCATTTCCACCATTACCACCAACACCACCAGCAGCAGTTCCAAAAACTCCACCGCCACCGCCACCTGAAATTCCATTGCCACCATTAGCGGCTGTTGCTGTTGTGCTTAG